TTACCCCAATACGTTATTCATATAAGCTTCAAACCCTGAAATAGAATCCTTATTAATTTTGTCGCTAATATGAGAGTAAACGTTAGCAGTTATTTCTATACTCTTATGTCCTAGTCGATCTTGAATGTATTTCATACTTGCACCAGACTCTAATAAAAGAACCGCGTGGGTGTGTCGTAATGAATGTATTTCTAATTTAGGTAAATTTGCTTTCTTAAGTATGCGTGAGAATGCATTGAATAATGTTGACTTCGGCAAGAAATTTCCATCTACTCTTGAAAAGACTAAGTCTAATTCATGTTCATATGCATCTTGTAAAACAAGCTTATTAGCATTTTGCCACTTTTTATGTGCGAGTAGCTCATCAACGAGTGATTTAGGAATCATGATAGTGCGTTTAGAAGTAAATGTTTTTGTATCTCCAAATAATTCTTCTTTTGTTTTAGCTGTAAAATCCAATGTTTTAGAAATAGTAATAGTATGTTCTTTTAAATTTATGTCTTTCCATTGTAAAGCAGCAGCTTCACCTTTACGCATGCCAGTATTCAGGAGTGCCTTGAAAAAGATGTAATAAATATAGTTGTATTGATAAGAAGTCTTTAAGAAAAGGGGAATGTCTTCACTTCGCATGTATTTTAGCCCTTCTCTTTCTTTATTGTTCTTATTTGAAATAACTACTTCTTCACAAGGATTGTTTTCGATTTTTTTTAAGCTAACAGCCTTTTTCATAGCATTGTTCATTGTGCTGTGGATAATTTGAACAGTTCGCTTACTGTAACCCTGATCAGTTAAGGCATTAATGAATTTTTGATACATCATTGGTTTGAGTTCTTTTAGGTTCATGTTTTGAAAGTAGGGGATGATATGCTTTTCGATGTTACGCTCATGCAAGATAAAAGTGTTTTTTCTTACATTGTCTTGCTTAAATAATTTTAACCAGTCTCTAAGGTAGTGTTTTAATGAAGTAGGAGTAATCTCAACTTCTAAACCGTTTAATAATTTTTTCTCTTCTTCAGCAGCCGCAAGTTGTGCTTCTTTTTTCGTCTTGAATCCACGTTTTGATTTTTCTTTGTATTTTTGAGTATAAGGGTCTTTAAATCTTACTCGGAATTCCCAAACATCTCCGAATTTTCTGAAGCTAGCCATTATAACATTCCCTCTTTCCTTATAATTGTGAAGTGGTTAGATTACTCATCCAACCACTTCACAGGAGTCTCTTTATAACCCGAAACTTCATATTTCATCATCTACTGTGTAAATTTTTGTGACGATAGGTATCTTTATCATTTCTTCTTGTTGAACGATGGATTTCTTTCTTTTTTCTCGTTCAGCGTTTAAATCAATAATCAAAATATCTCACCTCCTTTTAGTAAGGCTTATAAAATTCTAACAGTTCAACTGGAATATTATTTTTGTATGCTATACATGCTTTTGTATCACCAGGTTGAATGGTCTTTTTATTAATTAACAAAAGCGCAGCAAACGTATTTGCTTCTATCTCTAATTTATCAACTGAAAAGAATGTATTCTTACGCAGAAAAGGTGTATTTGCATGAGTGTGTAGGATTGCATGTCCTAATTCATGCGCACAAACAGTTCTTTGCATAGATGGAGACAAATGATTATTAATAACGATGTAACGATTTCTTTTTTCATATTTATAAAATCCGTTTATTTCTTCGTGTAAATCCCAAGTTAGTACATTTATCTTTAAACAATCTGCAAGCTCATAGGGGTTATTCGTGTTGTGTTTTGTGCAAAGTTGTTGGACTAGATCTCTTATGACGAATTTCAATATTTTCCCTCCTAAGCTCGCATCAGTTATCGTCGGTATTACGATATTTCTTAGGAACGTATTTTTTATTGATTACTTTAGTTTGTTTCACGATGTATTCCATTGCATCTAATAAAGATTCTACGGCTTCTTCACTCATAGGCTCACCAGAGAACATTAATCCGTCTTCGCCTTGAAGATCTTTTTTTATTTCTTCCATTCTTTTTGCTATGTCTTTTTCATCTTTCTGTGTTAATTGCTCTTTGGGTTGGTCTGTAACAGCTCGTCCTAGTAAATAGTCAGCAGAAACTGAAAAACAATCAGCTAATTTACTTAGGACATCATGTGGAGGGAATCTTTCTTCTGATTCATAGTAGCCTATCATCCTTTGGGATACTCCGATTTTTTCAGCGAGCTGTTTTTGTGTTAAATTTTCTTTTTTTCGTAAAGATTTTATTCTAAGACCTATCATATTGTTCACCTCTCTAATTGAACTAATTGTTCACTTTAGAAAAAGTTTAGCACAATTTGTTCCTTTTTGCATTGACATAGAACAAAAAGTTCTGTAATCTGTATTTAGAACATATAGTTCTTTTTGGAGGTGACTAAATGAAAAACAAAATAAACTATCCACAAAAAAACTTATATAAAGAAATTGCAAGTTACTGTGGAGTTACTGAACGATATATTCGAATGATTGATCAAAAAGAAAGAACGCCTTCAATGGAAACGGCTAAGAAGATTGCAAAGTTTTTTGATATGAATATCGATGATATTTTTTTTAGTAACAAATCGAACTTTAAGTTCTTTTTAGTGGCATGTTGGTCTGAGAAAAATAAAAAGGAGGTTTCATAATGGGGAAATTAGCGTTAGTGAGTGACAAACTACAAAATAATGTACTAGTTTTTGAAAACAATGGAGAGGTTGTAACAGATAGCTTAACTGTTGCTGAAATGTTTGGGAAAGAACACAAAAATGTAAATCGTGATATTGAAGTGCAATTAGAAAAGTTGGCAGAAGCAAATGAAGCAGAGTGGGGGGTGCTCAACTTTGGGCAGACCCAGTATCAACATCCTCAGAACAAACAATGGTATAAAAAATATTTATTAACAGAAGATGCATTTGCAATTGTAGCAATGTCCTATGTGACTTCAGAGGCAATGAAAATGAAAGTAGAGTTTTTACGAGAGTTTAAAAGAATGAAAGAACACATCGAAAAAAGAATGCAAATTCCTGGGGATACATTTGGACAAATCGAGTTGATAGCAGCAGGAACTAGTAACTTAAATAAAAGAGTTTCCTCATTAGAGCAGGTAGTTGAAAAGCAATTAACGGTAGATTACGGACAGCAAAGAGTAATTGAAAAAACAAAAGCCAAACGGATTTATTTTTTATGGGAGAACGGCCATGTAGATATAGAAGTACATGATTCTACTCGCAAGCTATTCGGATTACTAGGACGTAATTTGAAAGATGCATTCAATGTGAATAGTTATAGGGACATTTTGAAGAAAGATTTCGAGGAAGCTTTGAACTTTATAAATGGCTGGAGACCAATGGTTTAAAAATAAGGAGGGAATAATTATGTTCAATGTTCAAATAGACGAAAATGTTGTGAAGGAATTATGTGTGGAAGAAATTCAAAAGAGGGTTAAAGAGTACGATGCCGAGTTAGCGTTTTGGGATACTAAGGAACTTAAAAAGCGTGTATGTATGTCGTGGAATACAATTCAGGATCAGTTCTTTTTTGATCCACGGTTTCCAAAATTTAAAGTGGGTAAGAAATGGTATTTTCCAGCAAAACAAGTACAAGCATTTTTAGTTGAATGGGCAGAGGAAAGGATGGATTAATGATGTTTACAATTGATTACAACAATGTAAAAGTATCTGATTATCTTAGACTACTCGCACATTATAAATTACCAAATAAAAAACAGCGTCGATTAATTGAAAATAGGTTTGTATGTCTAAATGCTCTTTTTAAAAAAGCAGGTGAATATAGTGGGAATTGAAAATTTAGTGTTACCCGAGGATGCTGATTTAGCGAAATCATTACGTAATAAGAAGGAGAACTACATAAAGAATCAATTTTTGTTAACTCGTATTGCAAGTAAGAAAAATGTAGAGGGTAAAACAAAAGAATTCTATGAGACTTGTAAAGAGTATGAGGCATGTGGAGAGAAGGCAAAAGAGTGTGATAAGTAATTAAAAGAATTGATATTTAAAAAGAAAGAAAATGATAGAGTTCAGCATGTTGTAGAGCGTATGCGAGAGGTTGGAATTAAAGAGGATGTTATTCAAAAGGTCTTATATAAATAAAAAGAAACCCATTGCAGTGGGTTCCATTGAAAAACAAATCCAGAGTCAGTATATCACATGGGGTGATTACGTGGAAGAGACAATAGAAAATCAATTACTACAAAAGCAGGTTGAAAAGGCTGTAAGTAGCTTGAAACTTATATCCGCTCAGGAAGCAGATACCTGTAGAAAGTTAGATATAGATTATGTGATTACCATATTAACTAATAAACCGTATGGCAGTATGCCGTTCTAGGAGGCTATAAAAATATGTTAGGAGGTAAAAACAATGAAAGAAAATAATGTAGTCGGTAAAAAATTTGGGAAATTGACAGCTATTAAAGAATTCAAGGGAGGACATTCGAAACCAAGAACTATTCTTTGTAGATGTGAATGTGGAAATGAAAAGGTTGTTTGTAAAAGTAGTTTGATCCTTAGAAAAACCCAAAGTTGTGGATGTCTTCGGAAATATAATTCAGTAAAACACAATCTCAGATATACAAGGATTTATACCATTTGGGCCTCTATGGTTCAAAGATGTACAGATGAAAATGCTTCTAATTATAACAGATACGGTGGTAGAGGCATCTCTGTGTGCAATAGATGGAAAGAATTCCTTAACTTTTATGAGGATATGAAAGATAGCTATTCTGATTCACTTTCTATAGATAGAATTGACAACAATTTAGGGTATTCCAAAGAGAATTGTAGATGGGCTACGCCTCAAGAACAGGCATTAAACAGAAAGAGCAATCGTCTTGTAGAAATAAATGGAGAAAAATTGCCGATAACAAAGGCATGCGAAATTCTAGGAATACCTTATGCAACTGTTCGAACAAGGCTGTATAGAGGTTGGTCAATAGAACGAGCACTATCTAAAGCTGAAAAGAACGAAGCGAAAGAAAAGCAACAGTAAGCACAATAGGTGGGTGACTGAAATGAAAACGGTAGTAAGAGATGGATCAATGCCACTAGCTTTGAATAGAAATCTAGGAACTCGATATTTGCGTGATAAAAGGTTATCTGAATTACTTAAGCGCTGTCGTCGTTTAGAGAATGAAGGATTTGATTATTTATTTCCTATTCGAAAGGTGTTAGAAACAATTAAACATAGAAATGATGAAAATCCCCACCTTTTTAAGGGATGCTTGGTGATGGATCGTGACCGTGGATTCTATTATGAAGTTGTTATGAGGAAGGTGAAGAGATGAGTAATTTATTAATTCATGAGGAGCCATTACTTGTTCTTCCAGGACTGGCAAGCAGAATTGGTTTAAATGAGGCGATATTTCTACAACAGATACACTATTGGTTAAACAGATCTAAGCATTTTTATGATGAAAGAAGCTGGGTATATAACAGTGTGGCAGAATGGGTTAAACAATTTCCGTTTTGGAGTGAGAATACCATTAGACGTATTGTAAAGAATTTAGAAGATGAACAGCTTCTTGTTATAGGTAACTATAATCGAGCTAAGTTTGATAAGACGAAATGGTATTCCATTAATTATGAAAAACTCCGTTTGTTAGAATCCACAAACGATGTACCCAACTTGGGTAGACGGTCTACCCAAAATGAGCAAATGGATGTACCCAATTTGGGTAAACCAATACCAGAGACTAACACAGAGACTACATCAGAGATTAAAGAATATATAGTCGAGATAGTAAACTATCTCAACGACGTGTGTGGTAGTAGTTACCGTTTAACATCAAAAAAAACACAAACATTAATTAAAACTAGATTAGTAGAAGGATTTACTGTGGATAACTTCAAAACTGTGATTGATACAAAAGCTAAAGAATGGCTAAGAACAGAGCAAGCAAAGTATCTAAGACCAGAAACATTATTTGGTACAAAGTTTGAAAGCTATTTACAACAAGGAAAGGTGGAAGGAAAACATGGCTCTAATAAAGGTAACAGATATAGCAAAGACCCTTTCGAAGAAGATGATCTTCCTTTCTGATACATGTGAGATTTGTAAAAAAGAACGTAAACGTACGGTTAGATTCATGAAGATAAATGATGAAGTAGTTTGCCCAGTATGTAAGTTGGCAGAAGATAATCAAAAGCTAGAAGCTGAAATGAATGTATTTCGAGAGGAGAAGGAACAGAGAAAACGTAAAAGCATGTTTTACGATAAGAGCTTGATTAAAGACGAAACAATTAAACTTGCTAGATTCTCAACTTTTAAATCTGATTGTGAAGAGGATGAAAAGAATTACACCTTAGCAAAACGAGCACTTGAGGATTATTTAAATGATGTGAGGTTTAATTTAATTCTAGTTGGAAAAGTGGGTGCTGGTAAAAGTCATCTTGCCTATTCAATTGCTCATGAAATGAATGAGGATAGCGCAGGAACTGTTCTTTATGTTTCTGTATCAGAACTATTTGACTACATACGTTCTACGTTCAATGGGCAATCTGAGGAATCTGAGCATAGCATTGTTAATTTACTAATTAGTGCAGATTTATTAGTTATTGATGATTTAGGTGCAGAACTAGGTGACATGGATGCTGCTGATCCAAAGGCGACTGCATTCGTGAATCGTGTCCTGTTTAAAGTCTTTGATGGAAGACAAGGAAAGAAAACAATCGTTACAACAAATCTAACAGGTGAAGCTGTGATGAAAGCTTACGACGAACGTATTACGTCACGTATGTTCAATACATACAGGCATATTGAGTTTAAGTTTACAAGAGATAAGCGGAAAAGAAAATTACCTTTTTAAAAGGGAGACGAACTAATATGATCATTACTGTAATTCGTCCTAATGTCCATATTTCAAGCGTTAGTAGTTGGGGGATGGTATTTACACCATCTCCGACAAATAACGCTGAATGGTCATGTGAGGACTATAAAAATACAACGGGAAAACGGATTGAAGAAATGTTAAAGAAAGCGAAGGGAAAAGAATGAAAACATATACAGGATTTGAAGCGATTGAAAGAATGAAAACGAATTGGATTAAAGAAAAGAATGATTTTTTTGCACACACATTAAAAGAAGGTAAGCATGAGGTTTTGGGAATAAGTAGTCAGCGTATTGTACCGTCTGCAATCGGTATGAATTTCTTTTTTGAAAACGAGTTTATAGATTATGAAAAGCCATTGAATTTAGAGTACGGTGAAATGTTCGTAATGGAAAGCTTAAATGGGAAATGGTATGGGGTCTTAAGAGAGGAGACTAAGGACAAATATTACTTAATTACGGGATTAAAAGTTGGTGAGTATCGTTTCTATGAAGATGGATGCTCCTTTAAAAAATATCAGGGACGTATATTCCGAAAGGCAACAGATGAAGAGTTAGAAGAATTTGAGCGTTTCATGGTGTTTTATAAGAAGGATCGTAAAATGGACGAGTTTAAATTAGGTGATATTTGTGAACGAGAAGATGTCCTATATAAAGTAGTTGTTCAGACTGAGGACAACAGATTTGAGGGTGTTTTAGGTTGTGTAGCAATTAATGAAAAAGATACTCCAGTAAAATACTTTCCAGTGAAAAGTATGGAATTACAATTTTGTGTTGAGGACATGGTGGGGTAATTTTGCATCAACACATCATAGATCAACTGATTGATAGAGGTATTTATAAATCCAAGGATGGGCTTCGAGATTTGTTCGAATGCTCGTTTGAGGAGTTAGTGGAAATGTTGGAGGGAGAAGAGTGAGCTTTAAAAAGGAAATGGCGATTATTTTAGTCAGCTGGCTTTTAATCAGTGTGACTATATTCTTACTAAAATACAAACTTGGAGTGAACTTATAATGATTCAGTTACACACAATTACATCTGAAGAGAAGAAACAAAACTTTGATATTACGGAACTATTTGAAATGCAAAAAGAACTGGATAAACGAATTGGATATAAAGGAAATGACAAAATGGATATGTTGTTTCGAGCATTACTGGTGGAGATCAGTGAAGCATGGAACGAAACTCGAGCGTTTAAAATGTGGAGCACCGGATTTGGAGTTCCTAAAAATGGGCTATTAGAAGAGTTAATTGATGGTCTTCATTTTCTTATGAACATTGTAATTGAATTAGATAAATGTACATGGAGACATGAACTTATTCCATCGTTTAGTATGCAATCCATTATGAGAAAAGATACGAGCAATGTAAATATGCTGTTCGAATGGTATATGCAAGATGTGTTGACTGCAAAAAGGGCATGGTGTCAGTACAGAGATTTAACTACAACGATGGGGCATTTGAGAAGAGCGTTTGGTATCTTCTTTCGTATTTGCTATTTGTATGGATTTACTTATGAGGACGTCATTGATTCGTATAAGGAGAAGAATGCGGAAAACTTTGAGAGACAGGATAACGGATATTAATCAAATTTGAATTTTATTAAGAAATGGAGAGATTTAAATGATTGAAACAATAATAGTGAAGTGGTATTGCAAACATTGCGGTTCTTTTAACCGTACAGAGGTGCGTGCAAAAGGGAACGTTAACGATGAACATTATCATGGTTTTTGTAAAAAATGTAATGAACAACATTATGTAGTTATGTCAGTTCAATTAGAAGCAATGTAGCCTGTAGAGGAAGAAAACTAAATAAAAGCGTTATTTTAAATAAAAAAGCAACTATTAATAGCTGCTCTGTAATTATTAAAGTACGTGGAGATTTTCGATTTTGATAGATAAGTTTGAATGATTATCTTCATAAATATTGCATTGAAGAGTTAAGTCGCTTAGTTCATTATCAAAAAACAAATCAAAATCAAGATGGTAGGTAAGTTTCAGGTTTTTGATTTTGATTGGTTTATCTTTTTCGAAGAGATGTATAGTTTCATCCCAATTATGATAAGCATTATCTGGTGGAAGAGTCATAGTGCCTGGGTAAAAGTTTATTTCTTCTAGAATATCTTGTTCTGTTAATTCAGGCTCTATTTGGCCATTAGCCGATAGTATAGAAAGATTACCGTCAACTAAGTTTTTCACGATTGGTTTTAGTAATGTAATAATGATTTCTTTTATTTCGTTATGATTCAAAGCAGTAACCTCGTTTCTTAAAGTATTTAGTTCATTATACATTGAATGGATAAATGATAAATCAAAATGGAATAAAATGGTTATTTGAACAATAAAAAAGCCCTAGCAGGGGGGCTAGGGCGGGGGATGGGATATTAAGAATCATTGATTCAATTAATAACGAATGACTTCTTCGAATGAGTTTAGTTTAACATACAAACTTGTGTATATGTTTTACAAAATTATGAACAAAGGGGAATGGAAAATGAAAATATCAACAATTGTATTTAGAACAAAATCCTTATTTGAGAGAAAAAGAATTATTTCAAATGTTGTAGTTGCGATTCAGCCATTCCCGCACCAATAATAGCACCAATAATTAGTGCGCAAGCAATTAAAATACCTAAAATTATTAAAATAGCAAAAGTGATTTTTTTCGCTGTATCTCCTTTCGGAGCAAGAATAGCTAAAACAATTGAGATAGATAGTATAAAAATACCAGTTAAAGAACCAAAGTGTACATATCTAGAAAATGAACCGAAAAATAAGAATGCAGTTAAAAACATTGAAATGAAACCAAAGTATTTTCTCATTGTTTTAGCCTTTCTTGAAAAAATGAATTATACAGATTATACCATAATCAAAGTGAATTGAAGTTGAATTTCAACAAAAACGCTATTTTAAAACAAAGGGGAATAGGAAATGAAAATGTTAGATCTGTGTTCGGGAATAGCAGGAATAAGCATGGCAGCGGATTGGGCTGGAATTGAAACAGCAGCCTTTTGCGAAATAGAAGGGTTCAATCAAAGTGTACTTAGAAAGAACTATCCTAACATTCCTATTTTCCCGGATTTATATAAACTTACGAAACAATCATTAATAGATGGAGGTGTTGACGTTGATTCAATTGGAGTTGTTTCAGCAGGATATCCCTGTCAGGGGGAAAGTCTTGTTGGGAAGCGAAGAGGTGCAGAAGACGAAAGATGGTTATGGCCAGAAGTCTTGCGACTTATTAAAGAACTCCGACCCACTTGGTTTGTTGGAGAAAATGTTGCTGGACACGTCACAATGGGCTTGGACACCGTGCTCTCCGATTTGGAAGAAGAAAACTACTCGACAAGGACGTTTGTATTTCCGGCTGTCAGTGTCGGCGCGCCACATCAAAGATACCGGACATTTATTATTGGCCACTCCAACGACAAGTCAAAATTACAAGCCGATCCGAGAGTTGTGCCCTTCAGAGGCAAACGGGAAGCATGGGAAAACACTACCGGGATCAATCGGGGAACAATTTCCAGAACATATTGGGAAGAAAATAAACCCGCAATTTGTGGAATGGATGATGGGACTGCCACAAGATTGGACGAAGATAGATTGAGATTCTTGGGCAATGCAGTGGTCCCGCAACAGATCTATCCTATATTTGAGGCGATAGCAAAAATTGAAGGTTTATTATGAAAAACTTGTCTAACGAGGGTACAAATTTATTAAGAAATGGAGAAATTAAATATGGATGTAAAGCTACTAGCACATACGCAATTATCTGAGGAATTTGTTAATTATTTATCTCTTGTATCCGGTGTTGGAGAGGAAGGGTTTGATCCTACTCATGGACAAGTGGTAGCCTTATCAGCAATTCGTACGTGCTACTCGCCAAATAAACCTAGTAGGATTGTAGCTTTAGAGGGAGAGAAGTATTTCAAAGGAACAGCAACTGATGGAAAAGGTGGAAAAGAAGTGGATCGGCTCATTAGACATATTGTAGGTTCGGGTCATACTTCAACACTGGAACATCTAACATACACCTTCGCAGTAGAAGGAATTAGCAGAGCATTACTTACACAGTTAACACGTCATCGTGTAGGATTCAGTTACTCAGTCCAGTCTCAAAGATATGTACGCATGGGAAGCGATGATAAGATAGGTGGCTTTGATTTTGTAGTGCCTGAAACGGTTAAAGCAAAAGGAGAACAAGTAGTTAAAGCTTACAACGAAATGATGTACAAAATACAAAGTGATTATGATTTGCTTAGAACATTAGGAATTCCTGCTGAGGATGCTCGCAGTGTACTGCCAAACGCAGCAACAACTAATTTAGTCTTAACAGTTAACTTGAGGGGACTTTTAGATTTTTATAATAAGCGTCGAAAAGGGAAAGGTGCTCAAGCTGAAATCGCAGAGTTGGCAGAGCAATTAAGGCAAGAAGTTGTAAAAGTTGAAAAGTGGGTAGGCGAGTTTTTCGGAAGTGGAAAGTAACAGAAGCCTAACAAGGTTACAAATAAAAGAGCAGCTAGCAAAAGCTAACTGCCTTTCCAATCATGGAATATGATTAAGAAATGGGTTATCTACAGTATTGACGGGATAGTGAGTTTTATTCAAGGTGGATTTACTAATTATGTAGGTTACATGATAATCCCTATTAACATCCAGGCTGCCCCAATCAGAATTAAAGATTCAAATGTAATCCAAAATTTATTTTTTTCTGGTTTTTGAAACTCTTTAATTACAGAAAATACGGCACTTATTCCTACAAGAGTGAACAGGATAATTCGGATTGTATCAGTCATTTGTATCACCACCTAATATTTTAATAATTTAATTATATATTAATTACCATTTTGTAGAAACTTAATAAAATAATCCTATTAGAGAAATGGAGATTTATAAATGGGAAAAAGTCAAAGAGATAAAGGAATGAGACGTGAAAGAGAATTTGCTAGTTTGATAGGCGGTGCTCGTGTACCGCTCTCTGGTGCGATGAACGGGTATTCAAATGATGTGAAGGGTTTAGGTCTTGAATGGGAAGTGAAAGCGAGGAAAGAAGGATTCAAGACGTTATATAACTGGTTAGAGGATGAACGTGAACAGCCAGATGCATTAGCGATTAAGGCTGATAGAAAACCGTGGTTGGTAGTTATGCCGTTGGATACATTTTTGAAAATGGTGAAGGAGTGAGAGTATGTTGGATATTGCCCTACCTGTTCTTAACAAAGAGCAGACGAAAAAGAATGTGCTTCAAGCTTTGAAAAAGTATCATTTGTTCTTATCAAGTATAGATGAAAGAGATATTGAACGTGTACAAAATCGTAAGGTGACCGGCGTGAGTAAAACAGTTTTAGAGCGAATTAACTATATTCAAGAAATAAGAAAAGGTGTAGGGAAGCTGGATGCGTGGGATAAGCAACTTATTGAGTTAGCTTATCTAGGGAGAGAGAAGCCTAGTTGGGTGAAAATGTGTAGGGTATTGAATATGTCTCAACCGGATTATTATAGGAAGAGGAATAAGGCTTTGTGTGAACTTGCTTATAGATTAGGAATTGAAGTGGAGGCAATAAATAAAAAGGGCTGTATATTTTAAAATACTTCTAAATATGTATATAAAATAATAAGAAATTATGCAATAATTTCTAGGTGAAAAAATTTTCAAGACATATTGGATAGGAGCGGTGAATGCAAAATGAATAAAAAAATAATCGAAGAATTAATGGAGGAGGTTATCGAAGAAACGAAAGAAGAAATAAAAGAACAAGTAAAAGAAAACGTGAAAAAAAAAGTGTTAGAGGAAATTAGCAAGGAAATTAGTAAAGATATTACCGAAGAAGAAATTAAAATAAATACTTTAAAACAGTTTTTCGCAGGGCTACTAGCAGTTATACTTTATACTTTAATTTCTGTTGTCTATTTGAAAACAATGGAATATAGCTTTAATAAAATACAAAATATTGACATGTTTTCAGATACAATTAAAAGTATAGTTTATTGTATTGTTTTAATTGTTCTTGCTTGTTTATATCTAACAGTAGCTCATACACTCTATAGATTAAAACAAAATAAAAGTACTGTATTTCTTTATGGATTATTTGAAATTGCTTTAGGGGTAGTAACTTTAGTAGTAACTGGTTTGACCTTTTTGGATGAGCCCTCAAAAGAGTATAATGAGGTGTTTGGTATAAAACCCGTAACTTTTCTTGCTGTTTATGGAAGTATGTATATAGTAGTTCGTGGAATGGAAACGGCTAAAAAACGTTTTGGTGAGGGTGAGATAGCTAAAGTGGGTTTAATAAATTTGGATAAAGAAACTAGATTTTCTAAATTCTTAGATGGTTGGTTAAGGACAAAATAAAAAAACAAACGCTTTTTCTAGCGTTTGTTTTTTATTTAGATCTATCTTTTTGATATATTTCCTGACTCTGCTTCTTCTTTAACTCGATTCCATTCATCTTTTAAATAAGCTTGTGTAAGTGAAAGTAATTTTGAAGTATTTGTTTCTAAACGTATTCTTAAGGCTTTAGCTTCTTTTTTTGAGTGCTCGTTTATTTTGTGAATAAACTCCGTGAAAACGGTATCCATAATATTATTGATTTCTGTGGAAGTAAGCCCTCGTTTCTTTTTCTTTGCAAGATTAGAACATCTTCTAGTTATCTCCTCCTGTATCTCTGGATTCTTAGGTTCAATAAGTTGCTCCATTCTTTGTTCAGGATCTTTCTCATAAAGTGAAACAGTTAGATATAATTCTTTTATATCACTTACAAACTCATCTACAATTCTAAGTATTTTTTGATCACGTCTATCTCGATAGTTTAAATGTAGTTTGATTTTTGCGGCTAGTCTTACAACATTGTCTATATAATCACTTTTATCTTTTTGTACGTTAAGAATATTTTTTTCATTGTGATAAGTTACCAAAGTAAGAAATTCTGATATATGTTCACGTAATTGTCCCATCCACTTTACGCGTTCAGCTGTTATTGTATCAACAAAAAGAGTTTTTTTATTATTTTTAAGGTTGTACCATAAGGTTAATAGTCCAATTAACCCAGTAACAATACCTGTAAAAATGGCAGTTATAAATGCTTTATTAATCTCTTTTTTCTCTGTAGCTACCGTGAATCCAATGATAAAATGGGATGGATTTTCAGAAACTTTTGATTGAAAGCCTATAACTCGTTCGTCTGAATTATCTTTTTTAAATTGAGATAGCTCTTTGAAGAAGAGGTCGGTTTTGTCCGCCTCAGTCATTCCGTTTGTATCTATTGTAAAATTGAATTGGTATAAACCCTCATCAATTTTTACCCATTCCTTGGGTTGATTAGTTTTAGCTTTAGGCTGACCTGAAGTTGAAGTAGATGCTTTTTCAGCAAATGTTATGTTTGGAACAAGAAATAAGAATAATAGCAAGATAAATCCAAAATGGGGTTTTCTCAATATAAACACCTTCTTATGATTAATTTATGTCTTATGATAAATCAAAGTGCGTTTAGAATATAGGCATTTGTTGAAGAGTGGAATTACCTATTAACACTCATATAATAGTGTATCAATAAAATTTAATAATTGCATTATAAAGATACCTGATTTATTTAATAAATTAAGTAAATAGACTTTGTTTTTCTAAAAAACATGTTAAGGAGTAATTCAAATTATGGGACAAGTAGTGAGAGAACTATATTCTCCAAGTAAACAATATAAGGTAGAAATAATAAAACGAAAAGATGGTTTGTATACAACAGAAGTTTATAGATGGATGGAAGATTGCGGATATGAGTTTTGGAGCTCTATGTCTAGGGGAATTTCTTTAATCGATAATGAGAAACATGCACAAGGGATTGCTATTGAGCAATTGAGAGCATATTCGGGTGAGGTCGTTTCTGCAATCAAATAGATACCACTTTTAATAGAGTCACTTATGCAATTAAATAGAAATAGAAATAGAAATCCAACTAAAGTAACGTACCTGAAGAGCTTATATGAGATGCGGTGCTATGTGTTTTGTGATAGTATTTTATTGTAGAAAAAAATGTATATATATGTGTTGATTTTCTAATTAAGGGAGATAAAGTGAAATGGAAGAAAGAAATTGGACGGAGAAAGATTGGAAATGGCTAATGGGTATCTTGATAGGTATTATTATTCTTATACTTTCATTATGGTTTGCTGATTATAAAGGCATCGAAGCCAATTTTTCAATCATGTCTAGTGCAGTATCAATTGCATTAGGTCTAGTGGCAATTTATATTGCTCTTAAGCAAGACAGTGATTCACAAAGACTGAACCAGCAAATGCAAGATATATTGAGGACTATGGAAAATAAGATTGATAAAGTTGATCAAAAAGTTAACAAACTAGATGATTTGGATGTTGAAAAAACACTTGCAGAAAATTTGAATCCTGTAATAGAGCAAATTGTACAGACTGTTGAAAAGAAGAATCAAGATATATCCAAAAAAGATATTCAGCAAGTGTTTGAAGAAGCGGTACCTTATGTCGCTAAAAATATGAGCGAACAATTAAATGATGATATCAGTCGCTCTTATAAAGAACAGAAGAAAATTAAAATTAGAAGAGACATTAAGAAAAAAATATTATCTATTTTAGAAAACGAAAATGATTGGTTGACAATTAAAGATGTTCAACGAAAACTTGAAGAAAATGGAGAATATATAATGAGTATTTTCTTTTTAAATACTTGTATAGCTCAACTTGTAAAAGAAGGGAAAGTGGTTAGGGAAAGGACTGATAGAGAGCAAGAATTAGTATATAAAATAGGTCGCAAATCATATGCTTATTAAAGTAAAATTAATAAGAAAACTTAAAAGATTATAAGACTAGGAGATTTGTAAATGCAGAATGAGTTGGAGAAGTTATTTATAAAGATAAAACCTTTAGATGAAATGATTAAAAATGCAAAAATTGTAGTTGATACAAATGTTTTATTATCCGCTTATCAAACTAAAACGGTTACATTTAAATTTATTCTTGAAATTTTAGAGGATCTGGCAGAGAGTGGCCGTTTGAAAATTCCTGCACATGTTATTGGAGAATTCAATGAAAAGAGACCTGATCTTATCAAGGATATTGCAGATGAGCTACAACAATATATTAATAATATAAATAAAATTAAGAATACAGCACCGCCAAAAAATTTGAATAAGATTTTACCAGCTATTGATGTTTTAGAAAATAGTTATAACGAAAAAGTCTTAGGATTACAAAAGGATTTTAATAAACAATTACAAACCTTAAAAGAACAAGGAGATAAATTCAAGGAGGAGTTAAATTTACTGGTATTAAAATTATGCCAGTATATGGATGATGATCCAATCCTAAAAAAATATGAAACAATCATAAAAACTTCATATTTTAAACCGGAATTTGAATTGGACGAAGAATCAATAAAGAAAGAAGGAGAAAGAAGATTTAAAGAAAAAATTCCACCTGGGTTTAAAGATGATAAAAAGGAGAATAATAAATATGGAGATTTAATTATTTGGTTGCAAATGTGTGAATTAAAAGAGGATATAATATTTATAACATTCGATAATAAATCAGATTGGATATATAAAGATAGTGATAAAAACATCTTGGGTGCTAAAAGATCATTAGTAGAAGAGTATTATGAAAAGAGTGGTGGGAAATCATTTAAAATACTACATCCTGGTGATTTTGGTGATTTATATTCAAAAGGGAAAGTAACCTCTGAAGTAAAAGAAGATATGGATGACTATACTTTCAGTTTGGGAAAAATAAATTCAGGAGTTCCATTACAAGGTTGGGATTTCACATTTCATACAGAGAAAACAGAGGAAACAGAAATAAAGGAAACAGAGGATTTACAAGATATATACCAAAAAAATCTTCAACAAAGCCTCGGAAAACTCGCATTAGATAATAATGTTTCTAGTGTAAGGAATCAATTGTTAAAGTCAATTGGAATTAGACAAAGAAAAATAGAGTCTTTATTTAAAGAATTAGAAGCGGAAATTCCCGAAAGTATTCAAGAACAATTTAATAGAATTGTTCTTGAATACAAAATACACCGATTAAAAATACTTCTAGAGAAAGAGACGGCAGATATAAATTTACTAGAAAGACATAATGAAAAATTATTGGGAATTTATATGGAGTTAGAAGAGTTGTACGTAATTATGAATTGATTTTTATGTAAGGGAACAATTTTGCCTGAATATTTTTAACCATCTTATAATCAATCAGAAGAAGCCAGCTATATAAATAGTTGGCTTCTTTTTTGTGAATTAACTGCCTGAATATTTTTAAGGAGAGAATGAAATCATGGACAAGTGGTGAGAGAACTATATTCTCCGAGTAAGCAATATAAAGTGGAAATAATAAAAAGAAAATATATGGTTTGTATACAACGGAAGTCTATAGGTGGATGGAGGATTGTGGATATGAGTTTTGGAGTTCTATGTCGCAGGGGCTATCTTTAATAGATTGTGAGGAACAAGCGGAGGTGGTGGCTGTTGAACAGTTGAAGGTTTATTCTGGAGAGCGTTTTTAGTAATTTATTAAGAGTATTATGTATGTCAGTCAGGGCGTAGTATAGGAAAGAAAATTAGTTTAAATAAAAGATAACCACTTGTTCTCATGGGTGGTTATCTTTTACTTAAAGTTATAGCGAGTTCGGTGAAGTAGTAGAAGCTACTTCTGATAGAGAAGTATTTTGGATGTTTATAGATTCTAATATACTAACTGCCTCTGTTTGAATATCACTATTTAGAGCAGAAAGTTTACCTAATTCGATACATTCTTCTAGTATGGAGATAATCTTTTCTTTAGGTTGAGCATGCTGTAATAGGAATTTAGCATGCTCAAGTAGGAATTGTTGTTTTATTGCACTGTACAAGTTATCACTCGAATCATCGTTAGCTTCTTTATGTATTAAGCTCATGCCTTCTTGATAATAACGTATTCCTTCTTTTAGAGACGTATCAAAATTACAATTCGTATTTCTAAAATACCATAATCCCCATGTAGCCATTAAATTTGCTTGAGAATCAATGTTGAAGAAATTTATATCTTGTATACTCTCTAATATAAACTGTGCGGATTCAAAATGTTGCTCTTCTATATATAGACGTGCTAAAAAAAAGAAATTCGTAGAAATTAATTCCTCACTATTGTCTGCTGCTAAAGATTTTAAATGTTTAACAAAAGTGTTGGTCGATTCATATAAAAATGTATGTATTTCTTCATCATGAATGGTTGTAAGATAAAAAGCATGCATGAATGCCAAACGTGTTTCCCAACGTTTAAGATGATCTAATGAAGGTGATATATTATATGTTTTCATCGCGAAATTCATAGATAATTGAGCGTTTGTTAAGCTGATTTGTTTAGAATTTGCATCATTTTTGTTATATGCAATCATGGAGTACAGTGATGCTAATCTATCGTTAATCTCGTAAGTATTAGGGAATTTGTTATCTAACTGATTCAATCGATCAATTGCGATTGAATATTCATTTTTTTCACGTAAGGCATTAATTACTTGGTATTCAAATTCCAAATCAACCTCATCTGTAGGTTCTTCGGCCAATTTAATTACTTCATCAAAAAGTCCAGCCATAATATAATGTTGAGCCATAAGTTTTCTATTATTTTCAATACTTCTAATGGCTTTTTGGACTACATTTTTTGTTAGGCTATGAATAGCGTTAGAATCTTCAATGTTTCTATATCTAACTATTTTATGATTAATTGATGGAATTTTATATCGGGCGAGTGTATCAAGTGTGTCAGACAAATGTGTAAATGGTTTTCTAATAAAAGTTGGCGGGAAACATCCTAAGTGTTGAGAAACAAGTACAAAAAAATCATCAGAATTAAATCCTTTTATAAAAAATGCATATTTTTCATCAGAGAGAAGATCCGATTTTAACATTTCAGAAGGAGGATTATTTTCATAGCCAACCCAGAAGAGACGATGTTCAAAAATGTCCTTTTTTGCTAATAACTTAAAAATCGGATCATTATTACCGCTATATCCAATAACAATCCATAAACTTTTCTGGTCAAGTTGGTCAAAAATAGGCTGTAGCACTTTAGATTGTGCATCTACTTCTTCTTCTGTATTACATAAAATAAACCCTGTATGCTGTCCGTGTAAATGAATTACAGACTTATCAAATAGTAAATCTGTTCTAAATTCAGAAGAAGTAGTCATATCATAAATAGCTGGAAACTCATTGACTAAGGAGCAAGCACGTTGAACTAAATTATCAAAATTAAGTGTTAAAATTCGATTTATATAACCATGTTTCAATAGTTGTGCAATAGCTATATGTGTCCAGTTAACCTTTGCATCTTTTACAATTCGGGAGATTAAATTTCTACGCTCAGAAGGTGTAAGTTTGGACATGCAATTAGGATAGTCTTTAATTTTTGCACGTTTGAACTCACCAGGAAATTCTTTTTTTATAGTATCTACCATACCTTGTGCTGCAGGAATATTTGCTGTTACAGAACATCCAGCTCCGATTAATAAATTTACATTTATATTGTCTTCTTTAGCTTTTTTTAAAGCCGAAACAACATCTTCTAGTTCACGGTATATGTTGGTATTTTCCTCGGTTAAATTGTCATTCTCCAAATTGTTCACTCCTTTAATTCTATATACAAATAATAGCAAATGTTCGATAGCAAGTCTTTTATATTTAATAAAAATTAGATAATAAAATGATAAAAAAAATAGTAACTCTTCCACTATTATAAGAAGTGTAATAAGAACTGCCACGGAAATGGTACTGTGTGTCGTTTCTAGATTTTTCTAAACGTCTCGGGTTAGGGCAATTAATTATAGTTTACTCACGAATACACGTAAGTAAGGGTCCGATCAACGGGGGAGAGGGTTACACCTCTCTTTGAGCCGAGGATGTTCCTTCCGAATGTCCAATTGCTAATCATACTTTCCTCGGTTCAAAGAGGCGTGGGGCACCTCAACGCTTTATTTCTCTCTTGAACTTTACCAAACTAATTAGAAGCATCAGCTACACTTACAGATTTGTGTCTATGAGGAACGGTTTTCCGTTTCTCTGACTGTATAAGCGGAATTTACTTGTGGAGTGAGAGAAGCGTAGAAATTAAATATGAAAGTAATAAAAGAACACTGTTATGTAGAGAAGTACAGTCTATATACGGTGTTCTTTTTTGTTTATAAGGAGGATAGGTTATGCAGGATTTGATTAAGCAATATAACACAACTTTAAGTCAATTGAGAGAAGCGCAGAAGGAAGCTAAAGAGGAAGATGTAAAGATTCTAATTGATATGATAAGTGACATTACTTATTCTTTAGAATGGATGAAAAAGGCGAGAAGACCAGGAAATCGTAGAGGGGTTGAAAGGTTAGCTGCGTATCAGAGAGAAAGAGCATGTGATCCGTTACTCATGCAAAGGTATTTCCGTAGTATAGATGATAACTTATATGAGTGGGATAACCACCAGCAAGAACATGCAATTGGTGAATGGGATAAGGTTAGGTTAGAAGATGCACTGTCGTTGTTAACGGAGCGAGAGAAGGAAGTGTACTTAATGTCTCGAGGATATTGTTTAACATACAGAGAGATTGCTAGATACTTAAACGTTACATGTAGTACGGTACAGTCTATGATAGAACGTGCAGAAAAGAAAATAGCGAGACAGGTAAATGAGAGCCTCTTCTGCAATTGTGGATGAGGCTCTCATTTATTAATATACATGAAGAATAATTATAGAAAAAATAATTTTAGAGGAATAAAATAATAGAATGCTTTTACAAGGACATTTTGGATGTGTAAAAGAATATAAAATGGGTAAGTGTAATATACAAAGGTGTTTGTTTCATCATAAAATGGCTAATAATGACTTATATTATTAATTGACTGGTTAAATTTATAAATTTATAATTAATGTATACAAATTGAAATTTAAATTATTGTTTGGTAACATAAAGGATTTGGAGGTGTTTGATATGTTAAAAAGGAGTGTATTAAATAAGTTGTTTTTAATGCAAATGATACATGCTTCTAAGGAAATCCATGGAGAAGCACGTCTTCAAAAACTTGTATTTGAAACAGAAAAGCGTACGAGAAGAAAAGGTAGCACACAGACTTTTAATTATAAATTTATCCGATGGTATTATGGTCCGTATTCTAGAGAACTATCAGAGGATATTGAGTTTTTAGAAAGTGCGGGGCTTGTAAATAAAGCATTTGGTCATGATAGTTATACAATTGCTGAGCAAGGGAAAGAATATTTAAATAAATCATCAAAGATTATTCCTCAAATATTTGATGAAGAGACGATGTTAGAAACAATAGAAGAGTTGCTGAATGCACCACTTTCTACATTATTAAATAAAGTATATGCTGATAATGGAGTTTCTAATTATAAATTAGGGGAGGTCATTGAAGATCTAAAGTATGCGGAGGTAGGAGTTTAATATGCCCCATAATTTGTTGGAAATAAAAATAGGGAAATATATGAAAAGGAATTTAATTCTTTTTTCTATAATTGTAATTCTTTCTTTTATCATACTTCGGTGGATTGATACTTGGCCGTCTAATAGTTTTGTAGAAAGTATAGCTCAGGGAGTTTTTGACTTAAGAGGTGCTGTTTTAGACTTTTTATTTAGGATAGCTCCACTAGTCATCACGGTTGTAGTTGCTATATCATCGTTAACTGTAAATTCATACACAGGTACTTTTTTGGATTTTTTATTAGAAGATAAAACTATTAAATCTCTATTAATTTTTACTTTTGCATTTACATGCTATCATTTACTAGTAGTATTTTTTGTAGGGGTACCCAGTCAAGGTACAGAAAGTTTTTTAATAGAGAATTTTACAACATTTTTAGGGGACTTGATATTTGGTGGATTATACTCAATATATGTATGTATTGCTGCGATGCATATATTTTTATACTGCTCTCCCGGAACACTAAAGAGAAAATTTCTAACTGATATTAAAAAATCTATGAGAAATATTAATAAGGAAATACATTTTGCGAATACTAAGGAATTGAATAACATAAATGTTTATCAATTAAACAATCAGATAGGACTTTTTACTAATTTATTAATGCGTTCAATTAAGAGTAAAGATTACAAAGATATTGATAGTACTATTCGTGATATAAGTGATATTTGGAGAGAATTTGTAGAATATACTGAAAATGATAAGTTGAAAAAGTCTGTGAATGAATACTTTTATACTAAACTTGCAGAAATATTGCAGAGTGAAATGGATAATCAAAAAAAGTCAAACTTAAAATTTAAGTCCGTCTACAAGCTGGATCATAGTAAAACATATAAAATAGATGTTAAAATACCTACTAATCAAAAATATGTATTAAAATCCAAAGTATTTCCTGAAACAGATTTAAAAATAGGTTTTGAAATGATCCCTACAATAGAAAGAAAATCTAAAGAAAAACAGAAAATATTTGAGGATTGTGTCAATAAAATAGGTCAAGTGTTTGTAGATTGTTTTGACATAGGCTTTTCGCAAGGTGAATACTTTGTTTGTGACGAAATTTTAAAATCTTTGTATGGGATATCTAAGGCTAAAGACATTCAAAATGAAGATGTTGAAAAATTATTTAAAATTTATAATGAAATATTTGAAGTGACAATGAGACACGATAAAAAAAGTCAAACAACTAAGTACATTAATCTGATACTGGATTATGTTAATAAAATCTATAAACAACATAGTGAAAATATAAAAGATTGCGATGTTTACTATCAATTTTTAGTAAATGCTGTTAATTTAAATGATGCTAAAATTGCTAAGAATATATTGATAAAATTTAACGAAATATTATCAAAGGACTTAGTAGATTATAAAGATGCAATTATCCAATTAAAAAAGATTCTAGTTTATTCTTTAAAATATAAAAAGATGAAGTGTTTTGCTGAGCTAATAAGGTTTACGGTAGTCAGTCAATTAAAGTTGGATACAATTAATGAGGTATTGGCTGAAGGTATAATTTTTGATGAAAATTTAGAAGATTTCCAAAGGTTATTAGATAAATTAGCAGCCCCAATGGATGAACAAGGGGTTAACTACCGTAAAGAAAATTATTACTCTGTTAAATTATATATAATATGGTTTAGTTATTATTGTTTGCAAAAAAGAATCAGTCCCAAAAGAATAGACGAAGAATATCATAATCTAGAGATACCTCAAAATATTATTTATAATGTACCATTTGAAACAATTAGAACAATATTACTTGATGTAGAAACTCATCTAGAAAATTGGAGAAAATTATTTGTTACACAAGAAAAATATTATTTTATTGAGAATACATATGCTTTATTAAGGCCGGATCACAGAGAATTATTTGATAAAGAAGTTAGTGAATATGGTGAAACAACAATGTTAAACGAGATGATAGAATTAACAAGGAGTAGAGGGTAACGCCTCTACTCCTTGTTGTCTTTTGAGGACCAAAAGGACGTTAGGTCGGAAGTGAAAAAGATACCACTTATATTTGCAGAGAATTTACATATGCTTTTTTAATAATATTTGCAATGCCTTTTTAGTTAACCATGGTTTACACCTATGTAACATTCTGTGACAATTAGAGCACACCATTATAATATCCTCAATTTTGGTCGTTTCTCCTTCTTTTAATTGAGATACAGGGATTATATGATGTCCCTCAATGTAATCTTTTCCTAATTCACCATATGTTTTATAAAAATCAAAACCACAAACTTCACAGAAGAGCTTTCCATCATGCTGTTGTTTAAAGTGCTCTTTTGCCAAGGGAATGACTTGGTTATTACGTTCATAGGACAGGTGAGTTCTAAGTATTTGTTTCCCTTCAGAAAATTCCTCCTCAAGATCGATTAACTCCCAATCATTATTATTATTATTATTATCGAAGTTTCTTAATCCCCAACATCCATTTCCTTTACCATTTACAGCATAGAATAAGTCCTGCTCTCCTTTATAAATATCGCATTCACTAGAATGATAATAGATGGTCTTTCTAATTTGTGCACCTATTGATTGTTCATGCTGATATTTACTTAGGTCTATTCTATTACGTTCCATAACTTTGGTTTTAATTTGACTTAGTGTTCCAGCTCTACCTAACTCCGTTAATATTTCTATGATTTCATTTAACCAAGGGTTTTTATTTGCCATAGATATTCCTCCGAGTAAGTTATATTTGTTGATAGTCTAGCTTTTTAAAATTAGTATATCTAAATTTTTGCAATGGAAGCAATTGGTTTTATATAATTGTAGAAGGATTTACCAATGGACAACAACGGGAGGATTCAAAAAATGAATCAAAATACAATAAAGGAAATTCTTAAGTTTCGAGATGATAGAGACTGGAAACAATTTCATAACTCGAAGGATTTAGCGATTTCTCTTTCTTTAGAGGCTAGCGAGTTATTGGAGAATTTTCAGTGGAAAAGTAGTGAAGATGCAATAGAACAAAATCTTGAAAACATCAAGGATGAACTAGCTGATGTATTAATATATTCTATCTTATTGGCTGACCAAATGAATCTGGATATAGAAGAAGTAGTTAAAAATAAGCTAGAAAAAAATCAAAAAAAATATCCAGTTGAAAAGTCATTTGGATCGAATAAAAAATATAACGAACTATAGAAAACTAAATAAAGTAGACGAGGTGTAAGTGTATGTACAACGTAATACTACAACCTACAGGGAATAAAGTAGCTAAATTTAATTTTCAATCCACAATGCGTAATGGCATTGAATTTGAGAAAATTAAGCCTTTCTTACAACAAGAGGATGCTGATAAGTTATCCGAAATTTATAAGGGAAACTTAATCCGTGTTTGGGGGATAACTCCAAGCCCACAGAAAATAAAACAATGGGAAAAGATTCAAAGAGGAGATATAACACTTTTTTCAGCGAATAAGCAAATTTTTGCCTCTGCTACCATCGCATATAAGGTACATAATTTAGAATTAGCAAAGCATCTGTGGGGAGAAACAGATAGTGGTGAAAGCTGGGAGTATATTTACTTCTTAGATGAAATAAAGCATCAAGCCATTAGTTTAAGTGTCTTTAATAGATTATTAGATTATGAAGAGGGAAATCTAATACAAGGCTTTAGAGTATTAGACCAAGAGAAAAGTAACATAATAATGAGTGCGTTCGATTTGTATAGTTCTTCTTATGCACCAATTAGTACAAAGGAAGAAACAAAGAAAAATATCAAAGACATTATAGGTGATTTAGAACAAAGTTCTTCATTAGATAGTGAAATAAAAGGCAAGGCTAGAAAAGAGCAAGGGATATTACGTGGATATCTGTTTAATGATAAGAAAACTTGCGACTGTGGAATTTGTGGGAAAGAGTATCCTATAGATTTACTTGTAGCCGCACATATTAAGAAAAGAGCATTTTGTAGCATAGAAGAAAGATTAGATATTGAAAATATAGCTATACCTATGTGTAAATTTGGTTGTGATGATTTATTTGAGAAAGGGTATATTACTGTCTTGAATGGAGAAATTATTAGCTTGGTTAATACAGATAATTTACCAGAGTCAGTAAGGGGTTATATTGAGAGTCTCCAAGGAAAAGAGTGCTTAACGTGGAATAATGATAATGCTGAGTATTTTGACTGGCATCTAAATTATCATAAAAAATAAGGCTATTATATAGTTTTTTCTATTGAACAAAAGGCATCCAGATTGGGTGCTTTTTATTTTGGTTTCTGGTAGTAGATAAGCAAAATATCAAAGGAGAAACATATATTTGATTAGAAATAAAATTGATAAAAACATCAAAAAACAATCAGAAAATGCACGTAATCTATTCACTTAGGTAAATAGGTTTGGTATAATAAATATAGAAAGAACGAAAGGGGGGAAACAAATTGGCAAAGTTAGCACTGATACTAGGAATGATACTTACAGCACTAACAATCATCGAAAAAGTCCTAGTCATCCACGAAAAAGTGAAAAAGCTCAAAACCAAACGAAAACGCCCAGCCAGACGTAAACGAAAATGATTTTGAGCGGAAGAGAGAAGCCCACCTTCTCTCTTCTATACACATTATAACAACTTGCCAATTTGTAAACAATATGAAGAAAACAAGTAATTCATCGAACATCTTAATTATCTTCGTTACACTGTTTTACTTTGCTTATTTTCGAGATTCGATCGAAGCGAGTATTTTTAAAACTGTTTTGGATATCGTGTTAGTTATTCTTTTAGTTCTTTATATTATAAATACGTCATTACGACTGTATGGGATTTTTAAAGAAAAAAGAGGTGAATAAAGTGTACAAGTTTGAGGATAAAGAGCAACTGCTTTCTTTTTTACATGATGAGGTATTAACGACACCAGAGGTAATGGATGTTTTAGGGATTAGTAAAGCGAGAATTAGTAAAATGATTAAAGATGGTAAACTTGTACCATTTAAGAAAATGGAACGAGTGAGTTTGTTTCTACGTGAAGACATTGAAGAGAAGAAGAAAGAACTAGAAGTCCTACGTAGTAAATATAGACCATATGAAGAGGAATAGTCATTTTTGTAGAAAGCTTAATTAAGAATAAGTATTACGATAAAATATTTTAACTTTATATTAAGTTTTATTGATTTTGTTTCAACCTCCTTTTATTCTTATATAGAGGAGGTTGATTTGTATGAGAAAATTGCGTAAAGACATTAAAGCAATCGCCCAATTAGTTATATTGTTGGCGGTTTTTACATTATTATTTGTAGTATTTAATGCTATAGGAAATATGGAAATGTTAGTAGGGATGATTCAGGAGACTTCTAAGTTAGGGATAAGCATAATAATAGGTTTAATTGGGATTGCAATTGCTTGTATAGCTTTTCAAAGTCTAGAAGCTAGAAAAGAGAACAAAAACTTTTATATGAATTATTTGACGTTAATGCTCATTGCACTACTCTTTTTACTAACTATTTTTTGGTTCCCGTATTTACCAATAGATTCTAACAAGTATATGTATTATTTCATTTTTATAGTTTATTTTCTTCTTGGGACAGTTTTGTTAGGTCTTTCTTTAATTGGGACTCATAAAATTATTAAAAAGGCATTCGAATAAAATTAGTTGGAGAAATAATCCTAATATAAAGGGTTATTTCTTTTATTATGGAGATAGAAAAAGAGATGAAGATAATTCATCTCTATTATACGTTCTTAGTTTCATTAACACCTAAATGTTTTTTTAGTGCATCTTGTAACACTTGGGAGTAGTTTACATTATTAGCTTTTCCCATTTTATCAAGCCAATGAGGAATAGTTAATGTTTTCTTTACTGCCTTATTTTCAGTTTCACTACGGAACGGTGGCATCCATACTTCAATAAAGCCAATAATTTGATTCTCTTTAGTTTGGATAGAAGCTGGATTAGATACAGGCGGAATAATGCCTTTATTTTCTTCAATTCCATATAGATGAGTTGCTAATGTCTTTTTAGCCATTTCAAAAGCATCCTCATAGTTAGTACCATTAGCATGACAATCTGCTAAGTCAGGAAATGTAACAGTAACCTGCTCATTAGAAAAATCAAAAATAGATGGGTAGATGTAGCGATCTTGGTAAGTGCTCATTTGCTTTTCCTCCTGTTAAATAAAGTGTAATGGATTTACTTCTTAAATTTCTTGATGAGTGAAATGGTGAAGACCAGAATCCATAAAATAATCACTATTAAGTAGATAGTGTCTAACATTTGTAAATTAGAAAAGTCGGTAACAATAAAGAAACGAATTGTTAAAAACAAACAAATAGTATTTAAAATCAATGAAGTTTTTGACATATAGATATGGGAGATGATAATATTTTTTTGAGAAACCCAACCAGTTGGTTGAGTTTCCCATTGGGTTACTTGCGTTTTCTTCGCTTAGGTTTTCTGCTTGGTCGGCTGGAACCTTTGCGTTGAGGACGCTTATTTTTTTCTTCTTTGCTTTCTTTGAGAAGTATGTATATCGCTAAGATGAAAGAAGAAATCCCGCTTACTTTGTCTAACATATCTAGAATGTCCATCTCCCTTATTCCCTCCTTTCTATACTCTTATTATAACACGTATTATAATACGTGTAAAGATGATTTGGTTAATTTATCTATATTTTTTTATAAAATAATATAATGATATAAATTGTTGAGAGGAAAGCTATTTAGAGTATTTGCATTCAGTATAAGTCTGTCTAATAAGGGATAAAAGCTTTATTTTTGTCGTACAAAAGCCACCTAATAATAGATAGGGATTAATGACAATTATGTTATATAAAACTTCATTTACCGTATTGGGTTTCGTATAACTTTATATAAAAGATAACCGTTCAATATTGAGCGGTTATTTGTTTTGAGGTGGATGCATGGCAATGGAATATGCAAAGAAGTTTTATAAATCCACAGCATGGAAGAAGTGTAGGGATTCATATTTTAAATTTAAATATGGATTGTGTGAGAGGTGTAAGGGGAGTGGAAAAATTGTTCACCATAAGGATTACATAACACCAGAGAATATAAATAACCCAGAGATTACATTGAGCTTTCATAACTTAGAACTTTTATGTCAGGATTGCCACAACCGTGAACATCATGAGAAGAATAGTCCAGTTGTTGAAGGAGTAATGTTTGATGAGAATGGGGATTTAATAAAAAAAGAATAAAAATCAAAATAAAAAGTGAACGCTGATATTTCCAAAGAAATAAAAACCCCCCTCCGTCTCAAAAACATTTTTGGCTTTTCAAAGGACCGATGAGGTACCTTCAAAAAATAAATTGGTCATTTCACGTGACCCCCTACCCCAAATGCATAAGAGATGAGGTGTTATTTATGGCAATAAAGAAGGAATTAACAAAAGAAGAACGGGTTAATAAAGAGATAACGAGACTTAAACGAATATATAAAGAAATGCCAAAAGATACCCTCTTGGTAGTAGAGGGATTAATTGTGGAAGCGGCAGATTTACGTGTTCGATTAGAAGATATTCGAAAAGACCTCGATGAGAATGGTTATGATGAAATGTTTTCACAATCAGAGAATCAAGAGCCGTATGAGAGGGAACGTCCGCAAGCTCGACGATATATAGCAATGAACAAAAACTATCAAAGCATTATGAAGCAATTAGGTGATTACGTCCCTAAGCCGGATCTAAAGAAAAAAGAAGAAACCGACGATGGATTTGAAAAGTTTGTGCAGAATCGATGAGAAAACAATATCCACTATCGCATAATCCTATAATAGATTATTACAATAAAATTGAATCTGGTGAAATTGTAGTAGGTGACAAAGTTAAACGTATTTATAAGAAACTCGTTAGTGATGTTTATAATAATGATTCTGAGTATGAATATGACTCTAATCGAGCTAATCATGTTATTGAATTCATCGAAAGTTATTGTAAGCATAGTAAAGCAAAATGGGCTGGAAAACCAATTGACCTAGAACTTTGGCAACAGGCTTTCTTAGCCGCTACTTTTGGTTTTGTTCATAAAATTGATGGTACTAGAAAATATCGGGAAGCATTTTTAGTGGTTGCACGTAAAAATGGTAAGTCTACGCTTTCGTCTGGGATATGTTTATATCTACAGGTAGCAGATGGTGAAGGTGGTTCTGAGGTATATGCGGTAGCAACTAAAGAGCAACAAGCTAAAATCGTTTGGTCAGAATCAAAAAGAATGGTTAAAAAGTCACCGGCTTTGTCCAAAAGAATAAAAACTTTAGTCAAAGAATTAACGGCAGATTTTAATGATAGTGTATTTAAACCAGTCGGTAGTGATAGTGATACATTAGATGGTCTAAATGTTCACGGAGCCTCCCTTGATGAAATACATGCGTGGAAGGACAAGAATTTATATGACGTAATTGTCGATGGCACGTCAGCACGTGAACAGCCATTGATTCTTATGATTACAACAGCTGGGACAGTAAGAGAATCTGTTTATGATATGAAGTATGACGAAGCAGAAATGTTACTAAATGGATTAGAAGATAAAGATGGTTATACAGATGACCGTTTTTTACCTGTTATTTATGAACTTGATAAAAGAGAGGAGTGGACTGACAAAACCAAATGGGCTAAAGCAAATCCGGGTTTAGGTACCATAAAGAAAATAGATAACTTAGAAACGAAAGTAAATAAAGCTAAGGCTAATTCTCTTTTAGTGAGCAATTTATTGACGAAAGACTTTAATATTCGTGAAACATCATCAGAAGCATGGTTAACATTTGAACAATTGAATAACTCAGCTACTTATAATATCAAAGAATTGAAACCTTCCTATGGAATTGGTGGTTGCGATTTATCTTCAACTACCGATTTAACAGCAGCGAAGGTTATTTTTATGGTCCCAGAAGACCCACATATTTATGTGAAGCAGATGTATTGGCTTCCGGAAGATTTATTAGAGCAGCGAAGTAAAGAAGATAAGATCCCATATAATTTATGGCACGAGCAAGGAATATTAAGAACAACACCGGGAAATTCCGTTCATTATAAATTTGTCACGAAATGGTTCTTAGAAATACGAGATGAATGTGGTATTTATCTACCTTGGATTGGCTATGATAGATGGTCAGCTAAGTATTGGGTTGAGGAGATGGAAGGATATTTTGGTAAAGAATCTATGATTCCTATCGCGCAAGGTAAACAGACTCTTTCTAGCCCGATGAGACTTTTAGGAGCTGACTTGGAATCTAAGTTAGTCAACTATAACAACAACGCAATTGATAAGTGGTGCCTTTCCAATACAGCTATAGCCATTGATAATAATTTAAATATACAACCAAATAAAACAAAGAACCAAAGACGTCGTATTGATGGCACAGCAGCACTTTTAAATGCATATGTAGTTCTTCAAGAAAAACGAAATGACTACCTCAACATGATTTAAGAAGGAGGTGAGAATTTGGGGTTATTTGATAAGATATTTGGAAAGAAACAGGCTCCTACTACAACTCGTTTTGAAATGATAAACGATAATGGTGGAGGTTTTTTTGCGTGGAATGGGGACATCTATCAAAGTGATATTATACGAGCTTGTATACGACCTAAAGCAAAAGCAGTCGGTAAGCTGATAGCCAAGCATATACGAGATAACTCTACTGAATTTAAGGTGAATCCAGATTCCTATATGAGATTTTTACTGGAAGAGCCTAATCCATTGATGACAGGACAAATGTTTCAAGAGAAAATGGCTGTTCAATTAGAATTGAATCATAATGCATTCGCTTATATTAAGCGTGATGATTTTGGTTATCCTACTGAGATTTATCCTATTCCATGTACAACAGTTGAAGTTGTAGAAGGTGCACAGGGAGACATCTTTTTAAAGTTTTATTTTAAAAATGGTAAGCAGATGACGATTCCGTATACAGATATCATTCATTTGCGTAAAGACTTTAATGATAATGACTTTTTCGGAGAACATCCTGGTAATGCATTAGCTCAGTTAATGGAGATTGTTACAACTACTGATCAAGGTATTGTTAAAGCTATTAAAAATAGTGCAGTAGTAAAGTGGATTCTTAAGTTTAAGTCAGTATTAAAACAAGAAGATATTGATAGTCAGGTTAAAAACTTTGTGAATAACTATTTGAATATCTCGAATGATGGTGGAGCAGCTTCTTCTGATCCGAGGTATGATTTAGAACAAGTGAAACCTGAAGCGTTTGTACCGGATTCCAAGCAGATGCAAGAAACCGTACAACGTATTTATAATTTCTTTAATACAAACGAAAAGATTATCCAAAGTAAATACAACGAGGATGAATGGACAGCTTATTATGAATCGGAAATTGAGCCATTTGCAATGCAGCTTGCTGGGGAATATACCAGGAAGCTTTTTTCGCGTCGAGAAAGGGGATTTGGTAACAAGATTATCTTTGAATCCTCTTCACTTCAATACGCTTCTTTAAGCACAAAGATGGACTTAGTTCAAATGGTTGATAGAGGAGCTATGACACCAAATGAATGGCGTTCAATTCTTTCACTTGGACCAATTGAAGGTGGATCTAAGCCGATTAGAAGATTAGATACAGCTTTAGTTAAAGAAGGAAATGTCACTGATGAAGGAGGTGATGACAATGAACAAGACGGAAAAGAGGGAACTACTGAGTAGTGCTCTTGAAATTAGGGAATTAGAAAATGGCCTTCGAACAATTTCTGGTTATGCAGTTAAATGGGAAATGAAATCTGTAACAATGGGCTATTGGCAACGATTTAAAGAGCAATTTAAAAAAGGAGCTTTCACAGAGTCCTTGACTCAAGATGATCAATTAGCTTTATGGAGCCACGACACATCACAAGTATTAGGACGAACTAAAAATGGTACTCTTCGTTTATTTGAAGATGAGATTGGACTGAGGTTTGAACTAGACTTAGCCAATACAACACTCGGAAATGACACATACGAGACGATTAAACGCGGTGATGTAGACGGTGTTTCCTTTGGGTTCCAAATGGTCAAAGAAGAATGGGATGAATCAGATCCGGACAATGTAGTTCGTGGTGTAACAAAAGCTAAGTTACTAGAGATTAGTCCAGTAGCTTTCCCAGCTTATCCTGATTCACAAGTTTCAGCTAGAAGTCATGACCCATATAAGCAATTTGTGAAGGAACGCAATCAAAAAGAATTACGTGAAAAACTAATTTTAAAAACATATTTATAAGGGAGAGATTCATTTGAAAACATTACAAGAAATTTTAACTAGGAAATCAGAAATTCGCTCAATGTTACAAAGCGATAAGGAAGTAGATTTAGCAGCATTAGAAACAGAATTAAGAGATCTTGAAGAAACACAAAAACAAATTGAAACACGACAAAGATTATTAAAAGAAGCAGAGGAGATTAATAATAATCAAATGCCTGAAATGCGTACAGTTGAAACATTTAACAATGAACCTCAGAAACAAGATGTAGAATTAGAGACTTCTGAAAAACGTGGACAAGCTCTAATGGAAAACCGTGCCGTTACAGTTGGAAGTGGTAATGTAGTTTTACCTAAGCATAGTGCAACGGATATCCGCCCTACTTTCAATGAAGTATCTACATTAATTGATCGTGTATCTACAAAAACATTAAAGGGTGGAGAGAGCTACCAACAACCATACCTCGAAAGCTATGGTGAAGGTGATTATAAAACTGAAGGTACTGATTACGCTAATGTCGAGACAAAGTTTGGATATGCAGACATCACAAAAACAAAGGTTACAGCTTATTCAGAAGACACAGAAGAGCTTCAGAAGTTACCAGCAGCTGATTACGATGGTGAAGTCATGAAAGGTATCACTGTAGCCACTCGTAAAAAGTTAACTCGTGAAATTTTAATTGGTACAGGTGCAACTAATCGGCTTGTTGGTATTTTTTCAACAGCAGCTAAAGCGATTGATCCAGCAACAGATTTAGAAATCTCAAAAATTGATGATGCCACTCTAGATGACATTATCTATAGCTATGGTGGAGATGAAGATGTTGAAGATGCGGCTGTTTTAATTCTGAATAAGAAGGATTTAAAATCATTCGCTAAACTTCGTACTTCTGATGGTAAAAAAGTGTACAACGTTGTTTCCCAAGGGAATTCTGGAACAATTGATGGCGTACCATTCATCATCAATAGTGCTTGTAAAGCAGTATCTGATGCAGCGACTACAACTGGTCAATACAATATGGCCTATGGTCCATTATCAAACTACCAACTTACTATCTTCTCTGATATGGATGTGCAACGTTCAACTGACTTCTTATTCAAGCAGGGTATGATCGCTCATAGAGGCTCAGTATTTGCTGGCGGTAACGTAATTTCTAAAAATGGATTCTTACGAGTGAAGAAAGCGGCTACTGTATAATAGTCGCTTTTCTTTATGGTATAAGGAGGTTTAACAGTGAGTGGGAAACCATTGAATAAATATGTTGTAAAAAGAGCTTTTCGAGATAAATTCACTTTCATTCATTATAGTGTTGCAAATTCATATGAATCAAATGATGCAGAACGTGTAATGTATCTACAAGATGAAGGTTTCTTGAATAAAGAACGAATTATAGATAAACAAGAAGACTCAAAAGGACCAGTTCATGTTGGAGGAGGATATTACGAACTTCCAAATGGTGAAAAGATTAAAGGTAAAGATGCCGCTTTGGAAGCTTTAAAACAGCTAGCGCAAGTTGGTGAATGAGTATGATGCTTGATGTTGTGAAGAAAGCGGTACGTGTCTCACATAATGCTCTTGATGATGAACTTGAAGATCTAATTGAAGCATCTCGATATGATTTGAAGTTATCTGGTGTTTCTCATCTCAAGGCAAATGATGATACTGATCCTCTAATTAAAAGAGCAATTATTACGTATGTAAAAGCTAATTTTATTTCAGACGCAAAAGAGGCAGAACGTTTTTTAGCATCTTATAACATGCTTAAGAATCATCTAACTTTAGCGGGTGACTACAAATGAATGATATTTTACTATTCCCAGTAATAACAATTACTAAAGATGAATTAGGACAAGTTGAGGAAAATGAAGTATTTAGTAGACAGATATTTTGTAAGAAAAAATCAGTTCCTCAATCAGAATTTTTTCAAGCCGGACAAAGTAATATCAAGGCCAGTCATATATTGATTGTCCATGTCTGGGATTACCAGGATGAAAGAAAAGTGAAGTATCGAGATAAAGAATATAGCATTTACCGCACGTATGAAAGAGATGATGAAAAAATTGAACTTTATTGTGAGGTGAAAGCTGGTGTCTAATATTGATACTCTTGCAAGTGATATTGCTAGGGAATTACAAAGATACACTAATCTAGTAGAAGAAGATATAGAGAATGCTAAAGAAAAGGTTGCGACCAATCTTGTAAATGAATTAAAACAAAAAAGTCCTAATAAAACAGGGAAGTATAGTAAAGGCTGGCGTAAGAAAAAGGATGGTAATGCAGTTATTGTTCATAATGCTTTAAAGCCACAACTTACACACTTATTAGAGAAAGGTCATGCGAAGGCAAGTGGCGGACGTGTTCCAGCTCAAGTTCATATTGCTCCGGCTGAAGAACATGCGATTAATGACTTTGTTGAGCGTGTCGAAAGGGCGATAGGGCAATGACATTAGGTGAATTCAAAAAAATCCTTGATGCTACAGGTAATCCTGTGGCTTATTCGCATTTCACCGAAACGCCAGGTAATCCTGTGCCAACACCGCCTTATATTTGTTACTTTGTAGATGGTTCTCCTAATATGCCAGCTGATAACAAAGTCTATCACAAAATAAATGATGTAACTATTGAGCTTTATACAATTAAAAAAGATTTAATTGCTGAATCCAAATTAGAACAAGTCCTAGATGATCATGATATTCCTTATGAATCGTTTGGGACTTTTATTGAATCTGAAAAATTGTATCAAAAAATATATGAAACGAGGTTGTTATAAATGAATAAGGAAAATAAAGTTACTTTCGGTTTAAAGAACGTTTATTATGCACTCTATGAAATTCTAGATGGAGTCGTAAAGTTTAAAACCCCAATCCCAATTCCAGGCGCAGTTGAATTAACATTAGATCCACGTGGAGACTTAATTGAATTCTATGCTGATGACATGCTTTATTATTCAGCAAGTAATAATCAGGGTTATGACGGGACATTGAGCATTGCTACTATCCCAGAACAATTTGCTGTAGATGTATTGGGTGAAGAGTTAGATGCGGAAGATGGCGTACTAAATGAATTGGCTGATGCGAAAGGAAAACAATTTGCATTGCTATTTGAATTTGATGGAGACGAAAAAGCAACTCGTCACGTTCTGTTTAACAACTCAGCAAGTCGCCCTACAGTTGCATCTAAAACAAAAACAAGTTCTGCTGAACCAAATACCAACGAACTTAAATTTGTATCTAGTCCAATAGATATTAACGGAAAACGTATGGTTAAAACAAAAACTACATCTAAAACAACACCAGCGGTTTATGATGATTGGTATAAAAAAGTATATACAAAAACTACATTATCAAAAGGGGCGTAATTCTAGATGGAAAAGACAATTACAATAGACGGAAAACAGGTCCGATTAAAAAGCACAGCAGCAACAGTTAAAAAGTATAAAGCGCAATTTAGACGTGATTTATTTGCAGATATGTTTGGATTAGGAATCATTTCACCAATCACACCTCAAAATGGCTCACAGCCTACTATTGATTTAGCAAATGCTGATTTAAGTAAAGTAGATTTTGAAGTTATTTATGATTTAGTTTGGTTATATGCAAAAACAGCAAACCCCGAAATCGCTGATCCGATTACATGGTTAGATGGATTTGATGAATTCCCTATTTCTGAAATTATTCCAGAAATCATGGATCTGATTCAAAGTACGATGGGGGCAAAAAAAAAATAAAGAAAAATAATGAAGAGCAAGGGAATTTCAGTGATGAAGAATTATCCACTGATACTTTCCTTGCTCTTTGTTATAAAGCGAAATTATCACATGGTGATTTAGAAGAAATGACTATTGGTGATTGTTTTGATTATATTGCTGAATTCGCTGAAATGGAGAATCCAGATAAAGAAAAAGCTCGTAAAGCAAATCAAAAAGACTTCGATTCGTTCTAAGAAAGAGGTGAGATGATGGCAGGAGGAAGAATTAAAGGAATAACAGTTGAAATTGGTGGTGAAACCACAGGTCTTCAAAATGCTTTGAAAGATGTTAATAAGCGGAGTAATGATGTAGCTAAAGAGTTAAAGGATATTGAGCGCCTTTTAAAATTTGACCCTGGGAATATTGAGGCGCTTTCTCAAAAACAAAAATTACTTACACAACAAATTGAAAATACAACGCAAAAGTTAGATAAATTGAAGGCGGCGGAACAACAAGTCCAAGCTCAATTTCAAAACGGTAAAATTTCTGAAGAACAATATCGTGCGTTTAGGCGTGAAATTGAATTTACACAAGGCTCACTTGATGGGTTGAAAAATAAGCTTGGAAACATGAAAGCTGAGCAAGAAAGTGTAGCAAGCTCCACTAGGCAATTAGAAACCTTATTTAGTGCTACAGGAAAAAGCGTTGATGACTTTGCAGGAGCATTAGGTAATCGTCTTGTAAATGCAATTAAAAGTGGATCGGCTACAAGTCGCCAGTTAGAACAGGCAATTGGTCTTATTGGTCGTGAAGCTTTAGGAGCAGAAACAGATATTGAAAAATTACAACGTACGCTTCGCTCTGTGGATGCTGGAAACTCCATACAACAAGTACGAAATGAGTTAAGAGATTTACAACAAGAAGCTAGAAGGACAGAGGAAAAGTTTGAAGGATTACAAGTAGGGTTAGAAAATGTCATAGGTGGTATAGCAGCCGGTGGCGGTATTGCAAGTGCAGTTGAGCAAGCAATGGACATGTCTAAATTAAAAACAAAGATTGATATCACTTTTGATGTTCCGGAATCTTCGAAAAAATCAGTAGAAGAAGCTGTAAGGGGTGTAACTACTTATGGTGTGGATGCAGAAGAAGCCTTAGAGGGTGTTCGAAAACAGTGGGCATTGAATAAAGATGCTTCTGATGAAACGAATGCGGCTGTAGTTAAAGGAGCGGCAACTATAGCTTCAAGTTATGCAGGGATTGATTTTAATGAGCTTATACAGGAAGCGAATGAGATTGGTGCAACATTAGGGATTACTAATGAAGAGGCTTTAGGATTAGTTAATACTTTATTAAAAACAGGTTTTCCACCAGAACAATTAGACATTATTGCTGAATATGGTGACCAAATGGTTCAAGCTGGTTTTACAGCTAAAGAAGTTCAAGGAATTATGTCAGCAGGTGTAGACACGAAAAGTTGGAATATAGACAACCTATTGGATAAAAAATTGTCCCTATGAGTGGAGACATTCATAGCAAACTCCTCTAATTCGGTGAAACTCTCACATAAGAGACAATACCGAGCCAAGCCAATAAATAGGAAGTGTGTAACGACTAGTCGAAAGACGTAGGGTGTAAGCCAATGACATCCGAAATGGGGAGCATCTTATATAAAGATGATGATATAGTCTGGTCTGTATAGTGATATACAGAAGTTCATAAGAGAACTGACAGGATGTTGCGAATCCTGTTGAACATATCGGGTGTTAAAGAAGGTCGTATCAAAATGGCTGAGTTTGGTGCTGGTGTAGATAAGTCCATGCAAGCGGTTTTAGATAAAACAAAGATTTCAGCCGATCAGTTTGAAAAATGGGGACAAGCAATTGCTGGCGGTGGTGAAAATGGACAAAAAGCGATGCTTGAAGCAACTAAGGCTTTAGCTGGTGTTGAAAATGCGACAGACAGAAATGCGCTTGGCACGAAGATGTTCGGAACCCTTTGGGAAGACCAAGGAAAGAAAATTATTAATACGATTCTAAAGGCAGAAGGTAAGCAAGTTGATTTGAAAAAAGGTGTAGAAGATTTACATGGAGCAACTTCTAAAATAGATGCAAGTCCAGCTGTTAAATTTCAAAAAGCTATGGAAGATTTAAAGATGGCTCTTGAACCAGTTTTATTAGTGGTAGCAGATCTTGTTTCTAAATTTGCAGAATGGGTTTCTGACAATCCGGAATTAGCAGCAACATTAGCAGCAATTGCAGTAGCTATCGGGGTTATTTCTGGTGCGATTATGGCGCTTGCTCCTATAGTCGTGGCGGTCATGAGCTTGTTTGGTATCGGAGCAGGAATAGCCGCCACGCTTGTTGCTGCAATTCCTATTATTATAGGGGTTATAGCAGCTCTAGGCATTGCGATTTATAAAAATTGGGACGATATCAAAAAATGGACCATGGAGGTATGGAATTCAATTACAGAATTTCTAACAGGAATTTGGGACGGCATATCCCAATGGGCAACAGAAACATGGGAAAGTATTAGTGAATCTACAGCTTCTGTATGGAATTCAATTAAAGAGTTTTTAGTAGAACTATGGAATGGGATAACGGAGTCCTTATCTGAAACATGGAATTCGATTGTTGAAATTACTACGGAAACATGGAATTCAATTGTTGAGTATTTGACCGGTATTTGGGATGGGGTAGTTGAAACATTATCAGAAGTTTGGAATAGTATCAGCCAAACCACTTCCGAAGTGTGGACAGCGATTAGTGAGTTTTTCATTAGTACCTGGAATGGATTAGTTGCCTTTCTAACTCCTATTTTACAAGGCATTGCTGATTTCTTCTCTATGATTTGGAATGGTATTTCCACAGTTATTCAAACGGTATGGAATTTCATTACGCAATACTTACAGGCGGTTTGGACAGCTATTTTATACTTTGCTACTCCAATATTTGAGTCAATAAAGAGTTTTATTGTTTCTGTGTGGGATGCTATTAGTTTAGCTGCAACAACAGTGTGGAATGCTATAGTTGCTTTTCTTCAAGCTTGTTGGAATGGCATTGTTTCGATTGCGACAGCTGTCTTTGAAACACTTAGAAATTGGATTGTGAATGTATGGGATGTTATTAGTTCCACCACAATGACGGTGTGGAATACATTGAAGAATTTCTTACAAGCATGCTGGAATGGATTAGTCGCTATCGTAACACCAATTTTTGATGCAATAAAAAACTGGATTGTGAATGCCTGGAATACGATTAGTTCCACTACTAGCGCTGTATGGAATACGATTAAAGGTTTCCTTTCTAGTTTATGGAATTCAATTGTTTCCACAGCCAGTTCTGTATTTAATAACATCAAAGAAGCTATTTCAACTATATGGAATATGATTAGTAGTACAAGTAGTAGTATTTGGAATGGTATTAAATCAACACTCTCAAACATTTGGGAAGGTATAAAGTCAACCGCATCTTCTGTATGGAATGGACTGAAAGATGCAATTATGACTCCTGTTCGTTGGGTAACAAGTGCTGTTAGTGGAGCTTTTGAAGGCATGAAGTCCGCAGTATTAGGTGTTTGGGATGGTATTAAAATTGGTATTCGAACAGCTATCAATGGAATTATTCGTATCATAAATAAGTTCATAGACGGTTTTAATACACCAGCAGAATTATTAAACAATATACCAGGTGTTAGTGCACCAACTATTCCTCATGTACCGATGCTTGCTAAAGGTGGAAAACCTGTAGGTGATGGTTCATTTATCACAGGAGAAGCCGGACCAGAGTTATTTACGAAGAAGGGTAATTCAATCACAGTTACACCTTTATCATCGAAAGAAAAATCACTCGGTATTACTGGGACTATGAATCAATTAATGGGTGATATGAGTCGTATGATGGCTAGTTCTATGAGCCAATTATCGGGTTTAAAGTCTGTTATGAGTGGTGTGTATGGAAGTATGTCAAATAGCAAACAGGCTATGACAAGTAGTGTATCAAATCAAGTATTTAATAACTCCTTTGGATCATCTGGTGACGGAGCAATTCCGGTGCTTGGTGGTGATTTGGTT